GTTCTTATTTTTGTCCATTCTGCATCTAGTATTCTTTTGTCTTTAGCTGTGTCATCACCTGAAAAATGAGACATTTTATAATTGGTTTTTGTTACTTTGCCATCTTCGTCCTTTTCTTCTGACTCAACTACCTTTACAGATTTACCAGCCATGTCTGTAGTCATCACAAATGTATCTTTACTGTCTGACCACTTGATGTTGTAGACCAATACTTCATCTGATGAAATACTTTGGTAATCATCTAATTGAGCAAGTCTTGCATATACATCTTCATCAGTACATTCTACTATAGTAAAATCTTCAGAAGGATAGGTAACTACTCCATCAGAATCGGTAATGGTTTCAACCCATGCCCAGTATTCTGCCTTAGTCTGACCTTTTGAGTTTCTTCTACAGTTCCACTCTGTTTCGTGGATTTGTTCGAGTACGTTTGATTTGTGTGATATGTACATATTAAAACTTCTTAGTTATAGTCATTTTTGTTGAATGAGATGCCGCTCCATAAAGAGTCATCCCTGAGGGCCATAGTGATATTTCATCGTTACGTTTTAAAAGTAAGGAAGTTTGGTTAAACATTACTGTTTTTTTCCCTGTATGTTGACTACCATCACAAGCAACTGTAGTTAAGTTGCCATTGACACCTAATAACAACTCTCCATCATCTCCTGCATTGGTAGGTTTTCCTGAAAAACAAATATCATACATCCCATCCTCAAGAATGACAACACGATCCCATTTTATGTAAGTACATTTCTCACCAGCGTTTTGGTTATCAATAGCCCCTCTAGTAATATCCCATTGTATGAGAACACCACTCGCAACATTACCGGCATCACGAGTATAAAATGAAAGCTTATCTTTCCCAATATAACTCATATCTCTAGTAACTTCATCCCAACTCTTTCCGTCTGGTGTAACCACAAGATTATTCTGTTCCATGTTCCTGTCGCCACCTACTAACTCATATAGGAAAGGCGTTTCAAAAGGTTGATAATGTGTACTGGTGTGGATTGGGGATACTATGTCATAGGCTTCCACATTTCCCGCCTGTCCAGATTTGGCATTATGACCAAAATTGTAGACTCCTAAAGTTTGGTTTGTTGCTATCCAATGGGCAGATGTATCTGCTGTTGCCGAACCATCCGTACTTGTTTGTATTGAATCAGCAATATATTGATCTGATTTTGCAGCCACACCATGTCCACGATGAACAAAATTAGTTCCAAATGAAGGTAATCTTACTTTAAACGCATCTGCACCTGAAGCACTACCATCAGCTAAATATGCAGTAAATCCAGATGGTACACTTTCATTCATTGTAAAAGTAATTGCACCATTATCTGTTTCATCATAAAATAAGTCTCTTGAATTATTATTTCTCCTGACTCCTTTTGATATAGTATTTGAGTTTCCTACTGTGTCTGGAACAAAATCTGCCATCAGCATATAATCCGAAATGACTACAGCATCTTCGGGGATTGGAGGCATCTTAGGCTGGTGGAAGGTTGCTTCATACACCTCTCCATAAGTGTTGCCTGTAACTTGTCCTATCACGACTCCATCTATTGAGTAATGTGGTGGAGTTGAGGAAGGGGAATCTGTGCCTCTAACAACTTTTAATATGTGAGTGCCATAAGGTAAGTTTTGACAAATATGGTGTGTACCAGCATTGTATTTAGCTGTTCTAATACTAATTCCTGTTCCTATAAATGTCATATGCCAAAAGTCATTTGGATTGTAACACAGAAAACCACTACCTGATATGTATACATTACTAGCAGACAAACTCGTTAATCCGTCATCCATTACATAGGCTATATCTTGATTAGCTGTTGAATCCATCGTAGATGCGTCTTTATAAGAAGCATGATGATTAGCCGAACCATTTCCGAACTGTCTAACATTGAAAGTCTTTGCAACTTCTGCTTGTATAGATGGGTCTTCTACTTCATACATAGAGAAATTATCAACATCAAAATCATCTGTTACCCCCGATTTTCCAGCGACACCGATGTTATGAGAAGTAGCTGTTGCCTCAAACCAAATTGAATACGTTCCATTTGCTTCGTTATAAGGTCTACCCCCACCACCATCAATGTAAGCCCTTGCACCACCAGCAGAATATCCAGAGATTGTGTATGTTATTTTATATTTCTTACCTATTGTAAGAGAGATGGCTTGGTATATTGCTTGAGTTGTTGAGGCTACACACACTGCCAATCCACCAGCGATAGTCCATCCAGTTTCTTTAGTCCAACCAGAATCACTAGCAAATGCTCCATTAGTTACTAGATCACTCCCAACTGTTTTATTACCGAATTGAGGTAGATACTGAGTTGACCAGTTGTGTGTACCAGTTGCATCACAAGTTCCTGTGCTATCATCTTTTATCGAATGTGCTTCAGGTGGCATCATGTTTACAGAAGTCTTGATGTTTCCAGAACTATCCACCCATTTGACTACCCTACCTCCGTTTACTGGTCTATAAAAATTACCACCAGATTCCCATGCACCTAATCCTAAAGATGTTGCAGTATCTAATGTGGAATCCCAATATGCAGAAGTTGATCCTGTCCATCCAGTAGCTACACTATCTCCTGTAGTGTTATTAGGGATCGTTGATGCTGAACCATCACCCTTAGTTGCAAATGGATTGTAGTGATGTGCCGTTGCTGGAATAGCAAACTTCTTTCCGTATGATACTACATTCTGTGAGGGAATCTGTATCTGTGATTTGGTTGCAGTTGATGTGGTGTCTTGGGCTATTAGTTCTATGTTAAAAAGCACACCACAATAATCACCATTTACATTTCCTATTTTTAAAGTGTGAATACCTAAAGTTTTATCTAATCCTAAATTTACTGAACTTCCAGCATCAACATATCTACCATCTAAAGGAGTACCAACAGAAGTAGTTAATCCAGTATTCGTTGCTGGAGTTCCACCATCCGTAGTAACACTTATATCTCTAGTAGTCGCTGCATACCCTGAAATATTTGCATCTGAAAAATAACCGACTATTTCAAAAAAATGAGAATTATTTGAAACATTGTTTGGTGAGTACCAACCAGTACCCCAAGTTGTATTTTGTTCAGTCCAACCAGACCCAACAACTTTTATCCATTCTCTACCATCTACTGAATAAACATTTGACCCATGTGTAGCGGTTTCTTGTTCCAGTAATTGCAATGACTTAAACTTATGTCTCTGACTCCCAAAGTGACTGCCAATTCTAGGGTCTTTGATGGGCTTGCTACCTTTTATGTCTGTGTAGTAGTACATCCTTCCGTCAGACTGAGCAGTTCCGTATGCTCCAGAGTGGGATGTTGATCCGTCTAGGAGTTTACCAGTAACCGCGGGTTGCAAAGTACCAAGCTTGATATGAGGTTTAACTTGAAGAACATCATCTGCAACCTTAGTTGTGGTAACTGCACCACTTACAATCGCCGCTGTGTCTACTGCATTATCTGCAAGTTCAGATGCACCGATTGAATTAGCTGCAATATCCCCTGCCTCTAGGGTATCTCCTGACATTGCTTTAGTTGTTATTTTTGAAAAAGCCATAATTGTTTTTTACTTATATTTATAAACTAAGGTTTGGTCGGCCATGTTATATCGTCTGGATCTGACTGTTTTGTAATGTCTCTTAGAGCTGTTCTGTAGTCTATCCAAGATGAATCAATACTTGCATTAGCGTGTTCCTCTTTTGCTTTTATCACTACCCAATCTGATTCTGTAAGTTCTCTGTTTCTTCGTTCTCTAATGTCTGCCCATTTTTGGTCTAGTATTCTTTTGTCTCTAGCTGTGTCATCACCTATGAAGTGAGATTTGACACCATCTATTTCTGAATCCCTTTTGGTTGCATAATATTTGATGTTGTAGACCCCATCCATACTTGTATAATCACCAAGCTGATTCAGTCTTGCCTGTACATCTTCATCAGTACATTCTACTATTGTATATCCAGATTCACCAGAGTAGTCAGGTACACCATCAGAATCAGTAATTGTTTCTATCCATGTCCAGTATTCAGGCTTGTCTAATCCTTTAGTCTTTCTTCTACAATTCCATTCAGTTTCGTGGAATTGCTGGAGTACGTTGCTTTTGTGTGATATAAACATATTAATTTTCTTATACTTTTCTAATAGTTAAATCATTAAGAGTAGGGTTACTTCCATGAATAGAATTTGCACTTGCACTACCTGCTCGAAAATGAAGATAGTCCCCTCTATCCATATGTACTACGATACGCCAAGGTTTGGGTTCATCAGAATCATTATGTCGTTGATACAGGAGACTCTCAGTAGATTGTGCGGATATATTATTTTTGCACACATACCATTGAGCCGCAGCATTATTATTATATGTCCACCCCGATACATCATACTCTCCATCCTCAAGAAATATTAGTCTGTCATATGCAATAGCAATATTTTTTTGCACCATGTCAGATTCTGAATCTACACCTCTAAAAATATCCCAAATCCACGCCGAATTATCTACATGACCACCATCTCTCTTAGCTTTCATTACAGTATTCCCAATATAACTCGTATCCCTAGTAACCTCATCCCATGTCTTACCATCATGAGTAACCACAAGATTATTCTGTTCCATATTTCTGTCGCCTCCTACAAGCTCATGGTTGTATAGCGTTTCAAAAGGTTGATAATGTGAACTGGTGTGGATTGGAGTGGCAACATCATATCCATTAAATGTTAAATAAGTAGTAGTAGTATTATTAACTGCAACTGTATTTTGTCCTAAAGTAATACCAGAAACACTTGCCCAACCCATTGCTGTTGAACCATTCATTGTAAACGATCCATCGTTATCTGTTTGAAAACTACCACTTCCTGTTGTCCAAGAATTTAAAACTTGAGTACCAGAATGATTAGTACCAGAAGAAGATGTAGTAACTAATGTTCCATTAATTTTAAATTGTGCAGCTGCAGATCTATCAGAACCAACTCCTGAACGGAAAACAGGACTAGTACCGAAATAGGGTAATTGAAAAACTGTAGAAGCATGATTATTATAGACTCTAAAGCCGTCTGCCGGAAGTTCTACACTTGACATATCTATTCCAAATGTTAAAGTTGCTCCACTATTATAAAAATGATCTCTTGAAGCACTTATTCTCCGTACTCCTTTTGATATTTTTGCTTTATCTCCTGCGGTTCCATTTGAAAAACCAACAAAATCTGCCATCAGCATATAGTCTGCAATGATACAAGCGTCATCTGGTATCGGGGGCATCTTGGGTTGGTGGATATTAAAGAATTTACTTCCAATCCAACCATTCGTTGAAGTATCACCATAGACACGAATACCATCAATATCTATTGTATCAGCTGCACCATCAGTTCTAGTATATTTCATAATATGAGTACCATACGGAAGGTTTTGAACACAAGTTCCGTCATCTACACCATTTGCTAAAGTACCAATATGTGGAGTTTGAATAAGTGATAGTCCTGTTCCAATAAAAGTAAAATGAACTGTTTTACCTCCTCCCACACTAACGCCACCATGTTCATTGGGCCATACTCTGGCATCATCAGCCATAAAACTTGTAAGCCCATCATCCATTACATAAGCAATATCATCAGCAGATGTAGTAAGCGTACTTGCATCTGCATAGTTAGCATTACCATTAGCTGAACCATTACCAAACTCTCTCCAATGGAATGACTTTGCAACTTCTGCTAGAGATTGGTCTACTGCATCATTACTCATATTTGGGGTTGTGGTTGTATTAGTTGCACTTGGAGTAGTAATTTCATTTGATGCCGCTGTGTCACCATTCTGAGCATTAGGAGGCATCATGTTCACAGAAGTCTTAATCGTTCCATCACTTGCAATCCATTTGACAACTCTACCACCATTGTAAGGCCGGATATTATTGGTATTACTTATTGCCCATTTTGCAGATGCGCCTGGTGCAGTATCTAATCCTAATGATGTGGCAGTATCTACAACAGCAGAATGTAGTGTTGTACCATTGGTGAATCCATTAAAAGGATCATAATGTTGTGCCGTTGCTGGAATAGCAAACTTCTTACCATAAGAAACTACATTCTGAGCTGGTATCTGGATTTTGGATTTGTTTGCAGTTGAGGATGTGTCTTGTGCGATTAGTTCAATTCCGAAAAGTAAAAGGTAATCCCCATTAACATTTGCTATTTTGAGTGTATGTATGCCGGGAGTGGTTAATCCAGTAATTGGGATATTAATTACGGAAGATGCATCAACATATCTATTAGATAAAGGAGTATCAACAGCAGCAGTTCCTGAAGTGATAGTAGATGATGGATTTTGAGTTCCATCAATAAACACATTTACATCTCTAACAGTAGCCGCATAAGACATATAGTTTACTGCATTAAAATACCCAACAATCTCAAAATATTTTGAATTAGTTGCATCCCCTGTTGCAGTATGACCTGTAAATACACCATTTGCTCCATTTGCATCGTGTACAGAAAATGCACCAACTCTACGAATCCACTCTCTACCATCTATCGAATAAACATCCTCACCATGTGTTGCAGTCTCTTGTTCTAGTTTTTGCAATGATTTAAATTTATGTCTCTGACTCCCAAAGTGGGCACCGATTCTAGGGTCTTTGATGGGTTTGCTTCCCTTGATGTCTGTGTAGTAATAGCTGTGGCCGTCAGACTGAGCAACACCATACGTTGCACCATGTGATGTAGTGCCATCTAACAGTTTCCCTGCAATAGCTGGTTGTAGTACTCCAGGCTGGATATGAGGTTTAACTGGAATTGCACTTGCAGCTATATCTTCTCCAGCGACAGTTGCTGTTGTTGCGGTTAATGTTTTATCTAATCTTCGTATTGGCATTGGTTACTTTATGGTTTAGTTGGCCATGTTATGTCTGAATATTTAGTCTTGCTAGACTGATCTGAAGGTAACTCCCTCAATTTCTTTCTGTATGTTGCCATGTCTCCTGAAAGTGTTTGGTCTGACAGAGCAAGGTGATCTGTTTCTGCTAGTAATCGTGTTCTTTCTGTTCTTATTCGTACCCATTCCTCATCTAATAATCTCTTGTCTTTAGCTGTATCATCGCCCTTAAAATGTGATTTGACATACACTTTAGGTGATTGGCTCTTTCCATCAATGTCCAAGACTTCTTCACAGTTTACTTTGGAATCTGACCACTTGATGTTATATACTGTTCCTATAACTGGTGAACTACTTTGGTAACCACCAAGCTGAGCAAGTCTTGCCTGAACATCCTCATCTGTACACTCAACGATTGTGAAGTCCTCAGACGGATAGGTAACTACATCATTACCATCATCATCTTGAGTTGTGATGGTAGCAATCCATGTCCAGTATTCAGATTTGTCTAGACCTTTTGACATTCTCCGACATTGCCACTCTGTTTCGTGGATTGTCTGGAGTACGTTTGATTTATGTGATATATACATTTTATAACCTTATTATCCCGAATTGTGCAGCATTAGTAGACCAATGAGCTGAAAATAGTTGAACATAATCTCCTCGTTTTAAAGTGACATCCGCCCGATTGTGGGCTGCGGCTGGAGCTGAATCGTATTGATAGGTAAGCGATATTGATTGACCATTAACTTTTATAAGACAGTAATCACTTCCAACAATATCAGAATTTTCATGGGTTTGAAAATATACTTGATACTGCCCACCTTTTAAACAAATCAATCTGTCATAAGCTATTGCAAAATCTTTATTCATCAAATTTGTGACGGATGCACTTGTACCTGTACCTCTAAACTCATCTCCAATTGACAGAGAAAAAGTCATACCTACAGCCGCCCATTCAGTTCTAACTACTATGTTCCCAATATAACTCGTATCCCTAGTAACCTCATCCCATGTCTTACCATCTGGAGT